CCGATGTTGACGAAGACGCTTGGACGGACGAGCTCGAGTCGCAGCTTTACAGCGAGGAGTTTGGTGCATACGTTCTGCCCGCGCGTGACGCCGACGACGAGATCCCGTTCTAAACCAACTCACCTCGTTTGAGTTCATGGAGGCTTCCGCGATACGCGGGAGCCTCTTTTCGTTCGACGTGTTCTCGTTGTTCCGTCTCGAGCTGCTCCCAAGCCAAGCCCCACGCTTTGCACAGGTCAGAGCGCACCACGTCGTCGTGGGTGAACTGCACGCGCCCCACGTCGGGCACGAGGCCACGGTCAACCGCACGCAGCGCCCAAGCCAGCCCGTTCTGTGTCGAATGAATGTCTGATTGTGACTCGTCGCCCGAGATGATGATCGTCGAATGCTTTCCGACACGAGTCAAGAACGCTTTCATCTCAGCGGGCGTCGTGTTCTGTGCTTCGTCGATGATCATGCAGGCGTTGTCAAACGTCAGGCCGCGAATGTGTTCCAGCGGTTGAATCTGGATCGTCTGCGCCTTCACAGCGTCGTCGTATTTCTTCGAACCCATCTGCTGTTTAAACGCGGCAGCCAATGGCCGCGCCCAAGGCGCCATCTTTTGTTCGATGCGACCAGGAAGCATGCCGAGCGTTTTGCCCACCCCTGCGTTGGGTCGTGTCAGGATGATCTCGCGGAATTCTTTTGCGTGCAATTGAGCGCCTGCCCATGCACATGCGACGAACGTCTTGCCCGTTCCAGCTGGACCCGCTGCAATCGCGCAGTCGTGGTCGTTGAGTAGCCCCAAATAGGTCGCCTGTCTTTGCGTTAAGGTTTCGATCTGCGGCGGTTGCCAATTGCGTTCTGCTTGTCTTTGTTTCCGCATCGAGTTACCACCCATTAACCGCTCTCCCTATTTGGTTAAGGTGATGTTATGGCGGGAACGTGTCGAGCGCAACAGCACATTGCGCTTGACACCAACTCGGTTATAGACCGAAAAAGGTACTAGGTTGCTTCGCCCGGAAGTGAGCATGTGTCAGTTGTGTGGAACAACGACACTCCAGGCACGCCCATCGCGTCAGCAAATATGGGTGGCCATGTTGCCTTGATCTCTTCGAGACGCACGAGGCAAGCGGCTTCTGTTTCATAAGGCCCGCGCGTGTCGTCGAACGTTTGACACTTACCCGGTTCAGGTTGCGCCAGGTTTCCGACGCACAAGAGAACTCCAACGATTTCCAACATCCGTTAAATCCTTTTCTTGAGGAGGAAGAGGCCACCGAGGATTACCGCTCCGACGACCAGGCCTCCAATGAGGATCGTTTGGGAGTGGTCATTCAAATTCGACATGATGCCCGCGGCGCCGCCTGAACCCAGGAGCGTCCCGCCGTACTTCACGACTTTGTCGATGTTCAAGTCAGCCACCGTCGCTGCACGTTCGGCAACAGGTGCTTCGATCTCAGGTGCCGCCTCGTCGCCTTCCTGAAGGCGTGCGAGTTCACGAATGGTTGCCGCACCTGCGACACCATCGACGGTCAAGCCGTGATCGGTTTGGAATTGACGAACGGCGGCGCGTGTCCCAGCGCCAAAGTCGCCATCAACGTCTACCTCGTAGCCGAGGCCGTTCAATTGCAATTGGAGCTCCTGAACAGACGAGCTTTTGACGCCCATCCGAAGGAGTGGTGATGATCGACGCCCGCCTGATTGGCGACGGTAAGCAGATTCGATCTTTGCCGCGTATACCGCAGCCTGCCCATTCCCGTTGTAGCCAGAAGCGAACGCGTGCCAGTTGTGGGAGCGCAAATGTGTGTCCAGGTTGTTGTCGATCACGAATTGAACAAACCCGCGGATCTGTTCGTCGGCGCTCTGTTCGAACGCGTCGACCATCTCGATTGCTGAGTCGTAGCCAGAAACCTCGGCGTTGAAACCCATGATCTGAGGCGCGCCCCACGAGGCTGCATCAGCGGCGGCTTCTGGGTCGATGCCTTGCGCAATGTCGAACATGCGACGACGGTTTGACGTTGACACCTTCAACGATGCACGCCACGGCGCCAGCTTGCCTGGAGCAAAGCCGAGCTCTCCCCAGTACTGACGCGGGAAGTGGTGAGGTTCGAAACGACGAACCATCGACCCGTTGGTGTTGTAGAATTTACCAGCAGCCTCGACTTCAAAGACGGCTTTGATCACCGGAACGTCGCAACCGATCAGTTCGGCCATCTCGTTCCAGATCGCTGTGCTTGGGAATTGACTTGGCATCGTTCAGAGTCCTGCTTCATCAAACGCCGCTGGGGCGTTGCGTTTCAATTCGTCGAGCGTGTATCGACGTCCGAGATCGTTCTGGAATCGGTCAGGCGTCACGCCCCCCTCTTTCCACAGTTTGTAGCGTGTCGGCCCAACAACATCTCGCTGCGTCTTCGCACCTTGACGGTTCAGCCACTCGAAGTATGTCACATTTCCCGGCACCTGTCCATCCATTGACGCACGAGTTCCAGGTGGAAGATCCTTGACGTTGAAACCAAGCTCCTTCCAGGACTTCGTGACTGCCACCGTTGTTGATCGGCAATTGATGTGCGCGGGCGGACGCGCGAATGGCGGATCGAGACGAGAAGCCCCAGCGGGCGGACGCCAGTTGGGACTGTCAACGACGGGACCGACTTTGCCGTCCCGTTCCTGGCATATCGGTGTTGTCCGCGTGTCGAGTGTCGAAACCCAGCGGACTCCTTTGAGTAGGTCACTGTTTGCCTCCCAGACCTTTTGTCGGCCTTGATTGGTTGCGTGGTTCGTCGATGTGCGCACGAGCGCTTCGAGGCCGCGACGACGTGCCTGCATCGACCCATCTTTGTAGTTGTTCGCTTGCGTGCCCATCAGCGTGCGCGTGATGTCCGAGCGTGTCGCGCCTTCCGTGATCCCAGTGACTATCGTGTCCCACGACGTCTTGGTCAATGAGCGATGGAACGAGTCAACCCAATCGCCAATCGGTGCACCGTTGAACGGCGACGAGACGACTGCTGATTGCAAGACGCCTAGGTTGGGTGTCGTCACATCAAGGCCCGCGGGCAGGATGCGCACAAACGCTTGCTGCTCAATCTCAGCAGCCAACTTGAACGCGTCGCGCAGGTTGTTGGTCAGGACTGGTGTCAATTGTGTACTAAGGTTCTGGATGATGTTGTTGAGCTGAATCTTGAGCGCGTTTAAACGGGCTACCGTGAACCGGCCCTCGTCCATGTCGGAATCAATCAGCGCTCGCGTGATGTTCTTTTCTGCTGCGCGTAGGTACCGAAGCGCCTCGCGCACGTCGTTGTTCTGAAGCCGAATCCAGCGCACTTGTTGTGCGACCTGAAAATCCATGAAGCGTTCGTTGATTGATACCATATCGCAAGTACTGCTTTTTGCAGTGTTCCTTTTCCCAGAAGAGTGCGAGCACTATCGCATCCATTGCGGTCACGCGCAATCGTCGATCCAGGATCCACAATTCTGCGCAGATGGTGAGATGTGGGAAGCGCCCAATGCGCCGGTTGACCATGATGGAGGCCCGCGCAAGGATCGACAATGCACGGGCCTGACACGTCATTTCTTCTTGCCGCCTTTCCATGATTTGGGGCCACAAGATTTCTTTGCCATAATGAGGTTCTCCTTTACTGGTTGAAGGGGCAGATAAAGATCACCTCCTTTCAATCGTCGGCACATGGCCCAGTCGCCTTGCCGGTACTTGGATCGTAGCCACAGACTTCCGCAGCATCAACCGCAGACACGGGCTCCACCTCATTTACTACCTCGTCAAGCGAACGCATCATGCCGAACCGTTTGCCGTCGAGGCGGAACGTGGTGCAGCCTTTCGCGCCACCACGCCATGCCGTCATGTAAACCTCTTTGAAGTCGTCGAACGAAACGTCTCCCGGAACGTTGCACGTCTTCGAGATCGACGAGTCAACGAACTGCTGAGCATGGCACAGAACCTTGACGTGATCGAGCACAGGCAGGTCGTCAGAACGAACGCCTTCGACACCGAACACGGACACGCCGTAGTCAGGAATCTCAACGTACTGCTTGGTGACGCCATCCTGGTTGATAATGTCGCGGCCTGACATGTAGGCAAAGACCGGTTCGATGCCTGACGAAATGTTGTCCGCGGTCAACGAGATTGTACCAGTCGGTGCGATGGACAGGAGGTGCGAATTGCGCAAGCCCCATTTCCACATCAGCTCCAACACGTCGTCGTCGAGCACACCGCTGTTGACGAACTTGCCTGCCATGTACTTCTCGGCGTCCCACAATGGGAAGGCGCCTTTTTCTTTCGCGAGCATTGCCGACGCGCGGTAGGTCTCGTTCGCAATCGTGCGCAGGATCAAGGCTTGGATTTCGAGATACTCGTCCGTGCCGTATGGTGCACCGAGCGCTTCGATGGCATTCGCCATGCCCGTGACGCCCATGCCCATGCGTCGTTTGTCTTTGGCTTCTTTTTCCTGCTGAGGCAGCGGATACTTGGCAACGTCGATCACGTTGTCCAATGCGCGAACCATGCCCGGAATGTCGGCCTTCAGCGCCTCGAGATCGAGGTGTCGCGAACCATCAGGCAAAGTGACGATGTACTTGACCATATTCCAGGAGCCAAGCAAGCACGCGCCATAAGGCGGCAATGGCTGCTCGCCGCAGGGGTTCGTTGCGCTGATCGTTTCGCAATAGTATAGGTTGTTCATCTCGTTGATCCGATCAATGAACAACACGCCAGGCTCTGCCCAATCCCACGTCGCAAGCATAACCTTGTCCCAGAGATCACGCGCACGCAACGTCTGGTAGACTTTCCCGTTGAACACGAGATCCCAGTCGGTGTCGTCCTCGACCGCTCTCATGAAGTCGTCGGTGATGGCAATCGACAGGTTGAACGCGTTGAGGCGATTCTGGATCGAAACCTTCTCGACCATGTCGATCATGAATGGTTTGAGCTCCTCGAAGTATGCGCGACGATCCTCGGCGCCTTCCGACGTGTCGCCTACCTTCTCGTTCTCATACATCGAGATGAGCATCTGCGCTTTCTGCAAGTCGTCAGCGAGCGCGACTGTCTTCACTTCGATGAACTCGACAATGTCTGGATGCCAGATCGGCAGGACGCCCATTTGTGCGCCGCGACGCCCGCCTGCTGATCGCACTGTCTTGCAATTCGAGTTGTAGATTTCCATGAAGGACACAGCACCCGAGGCGGTCGACTTCAAGGAGGCAATCATTGACATGCGAGGACGCAGCGTCCCGAAGTTGTATCCGATCCCACCGCCCATGCGCATCGTCATGAATGCTTCTTTGAGCTTGTCCTGGATATCAATCGAGTCGTCTGCAATGTCGCCCGAGACGAAACAGTTGTGAGCGCAAATCTGCATGGGCGCGCCGACTGCGCGTGTCACGCGTCCCGCATACATGAAATTCTGGTGCAATTGGGTGAGCCTGATGTCTCGTCGATGTTCTTCGCTGTCTGCCAGCACGCTGCTGTTGCGGTCGCATACTTCGACGTAGGTTTCGTTCTCGTTGATCCGGTATTTCTGGATGTGCTGGTCTATGCTGACCGGGTGACTTGGCCCATACATTCTTGGGAGTTCCTTTTCCATTGATGTGAGTACGCAAACGCGCGAACTCCCACAATGTCAAATCTGCTCGCGTCGATCAATTGGCAATCGCAGGAGCAACCTAAATCAGTTATTCCTAAAAGAAGGTGTTGACACCGATCTATAAGTCGCTTATACGTCGTGGTACATCAACTGAACACAACGGAGACTGACATGACCTACGAAGCACGCAAAATCCTGATCATCGAAAACGCAACACCTGAAGGTGGCGAGTTTGCCGCTCGTGCAATCATCTTTGAAAACGATACCGACACCGACGCGTTGTCCGTGACCGACATCTTCGAATGCTCGAACATTGACACGCTGCGCGATGTGATCAAAGCACAGCACGCGGACGTCACTCACTACAAATCGAACTCGCGCAATTTCGACGGCTCGGAATATCGTGTTGGCGGTTGGACCGATGCGCTGCGCGTCGCGAAAGAAATCGCTTACGAAGCCGCGATTGCTGAAGGCGCCGACGTTCGCCGCAACATGTCGCTGCGTCACCTCGTCGAGCACAAAGAAGCCGCGATTGCTGCCAAGCTGGAAATCGAACGCCTGAACCTCGAACGCGACGCCGAACGCGAAGCCGCTCAAAAGTCTCGCGAAGCACGCGCTGAGGAGCGCAAGGACTTCGACGCGTGGTCGCAAATTGCTCGCGCTGCACGCAACGACGACCGCGACGACTACGCGCTCGGTGTTGCAATGCGTTGGGCCTACAATGAGGTTGACACGTTCCCTGCGACGCTCGCCGCGCACGTTGAAAAGCTGACCGCCAACCCGACTTACGCTTTGGGCTGGTCTGGCGACTTCGTTCAATCGGCTGCTGACAACGACGTGGCAAAGTACCTCGTTGAACTGTTCGAAGCCGGTGTTGCGTTCGACGACATGAAAGACGAAATTCTGACCAGCATGTTCAACAAAGCTGACCGCGCTGTGTCGCGCTCGACTTCCGTCATGTCGAACCTTACCGACGATTGTGTCCGCGTCGCGTGGACGTCGGCTGCGAAGCGCATCACGGGCAAGTCGTTTTGGTAAATCGTAAACAAGCCGCAATCGACGCAGGTCAGCCCTCTTGGGCTGACCTTCCCGCGACTAATCCCGAATGCTGGGTTGTGAACAAAACGACCTTCTTCACCGGCGTGCCGTGCAAGTATGGACACGTCGCACCGCGCGAACGTGGGCGCAACAAAACGGGCGGGCGCTGCAAAGCGTGTGAGAAAGATTGGCAGGCTGGTGAAAAGGATAAAGCGTCGATTGCTCGACACCGCGCAGCTAAGCGCGGAGCCGTCCCACCTTGGTACAACGAAACGCACATGGCGGCTGAGGAAGCCATCTTCGCAGAGGCTAAGCGTCTTGAGGCTGTGACCGGTGAGAAGCACGACGTTGACCACATCATACCGCTGCAAGGCGTCAACGTATGCGGCTGGCATGTTCCGTGGAACCTGCGAGCGATAACCGCGAGCGAGAATCGTGCAAAAGGTAACCGCTACGATCCCGACGACATATCGTCCGTCTACTCGTTTAAACGGTGAGGCGTCAGATCTTCGCTATGGTCACGTTGATGTCCGTGGTTTCCCATTCGGCAACGCTGTCCGTGTTTTCTACGAACAGTTGAAGGAAGTGATCCTCGTCCATGTCGACTTGAGCAATCAGCATCGTGTTTTTGTCGGCGTTCGAAAACGAGTTCGATGCTTTGGTTTGTTCCAGGATCTTGCGAGGAGCGAAACCTGTGCCTGTGGCGACGAAGGTGTCCGTGATCTCAAACGTCGTGGATGTCACGTTCGCGATTGTCCAGGTGCCGTCGTGGTTCGTCGTGCCTTGCAGGTTGACCCGGTCGCCGTTCGAGAACCCGTGGGCGACGGTGGTGGTCACGGTGATCTGCCCACCGCCTGCATCGGCAAAGGCTGTTATCCCGTTTCCGAATATGGCGAGGCCAAGATAGAAGTTCATGCTGATCGCTGTGCCGGTCGTGTTCTTGCCTGTGATCGACGCCATGACTTGCGTCGTGATCGACTGCGAGCCAATATGGTGGAACACGCCTGACGACAACACGTCGAAGCGTTCGACCGACTGCTCGGTGAAAGTCGCGTTGATGTAGTTAGGAATGTTTTGATCAAGCAAAGTCGCTGTTGCCGCTTGATCGAACGCAGTACCAACGGCGCTCGCCGTGCTATCAGCTGCGCCGGTCCCTTTGTTGCCGCGAGAGATCACGCGGTCGTCTGTTTTGTCGATTGACGAGGAGTGGAACATTTGCCCAACCACGATGTTGTTGCCACCGAGGTTGACCGTTTTGGTCGCTGGGAAGGTCGCGCCGTCGATGTTCACGAGCGAGTTGTTGGCGTTCGATGCTTCTAGGATGTTGTTGTAGAATTGCAAGTCACCGGAGCTCGCTCCGTTGATCACGAACACTGCCGCGCCAGACGTCGAGATCAGCGCGAGCGTATCAACGATGGTGCAGCTTGCGCAGTTGGTCATGTCGAGACCGGTCGACGTGTCGATGAACATGCCCGGCGCGAAGAAGTCGACCAGATTGTCGACCGTTCCGAGGCTTGACCAGGAATTGAAATCTGGGAACTTGAACGAAAGCACACCGCCGTCGATGTTGAGCAAGGTGCCTGTGCTGTTTCCGTCGAGCACGATGTCCAGGAGCGCAAGTGTGCCGATGTTCGTTCCTTGGAACATGGCTTTCGTCGCGTGAGTGTAGGTGATGGCATTGCTTCTGTTCGGCGTGCGGAATTGAACGCTTGCGCCGGTCGGGATCACGAGCGAACTCGTCAACGTGAAGGAGTCCATAATGTCATAGGTCCGTCCGCCCACCAGCGTGATCTCGCCCGCGACCGCAGTACCAAAGTCAGCCTCGCCCCAGATTTCGATCTCGTCGTCTGCGGTATTCCGCACAACACGCGACCCACCAGTGACGTGTTGTTGGTTCACCGAACCAAGCGAGAAAAAGGACTTCGTTGCCGCGTTGATCACGGCGAGATCTGTTTTGGTAGACAGGTCGTCGTCAACCTGTTTGATGCGGAACAAGCCACCGTGGTATTCCATGTTGACCTGCTTCAGATCAGCAGCACCATCTGTGTGCTTCAGCATGACCTTTGCGTCCGATGCAGACGCAACCTTGAATCCGAGAGCCGCGAGGTCCGTCATCTGCGTTCCCGCGTCCGCGTCTTTCGTTTGCGACAACCCGTAGTTGTCAGTAAAGCCTTTGTCCACGAGCGAGCGATCCGAGTAGTTCACGCTGTAGTCGGCGCCGTAAACGAGACCTTTGCTATTCGTTTGGTCAAGGATCTGCATCGTGGCGTTGTTGATCAGGATCCGAGAAATCGACGCGATACCGCCAGCGCCGTCACCAACACGGGCCTCAATGTCTACCGTGTCCTCGTGCAGCGTGATGTCCGCAGCCTTCAGGTAAGTAGATGCGAGTAGGTCGAGGGCACGCAACTCGAGTTGACGCCCGCTAGGTGCAGTGATTGTCCGGTCGCCAGCAATGTCGTCGTCCGCGTTGTAAATCGTGTTTGGGTTTGCGACAGCGCCACCGAACGTGAACCAGGTCGGTCCCGTCGAGAGCAGCATGTGGACGGCGTTTGTTCCGGTGATAAGAACCGTCTTTCCTACGTTCGCGGCAGCGCCGTTCCAGGCGGTGTCCGCGTCGCGCGCTGCGTCACTCGCGTAGGACTGGTCATAAATGCGGTGGATTTGGCCGTCGCCGAGATTCGTGTGAAAAGGCATGTTAGAGCTCCCCTGTGGGCTTGGTGTTTATGACGTTTCCGTCTGTTGTCAGAAGTAGCTCGAACGTGTCGGGATCAGTGACGAAGGAGTCGCTGATATAGTCAAGCGGTGCGAGGCTCTGATGCTCCTCAAGGCGGTAATCATAAGCGTACCACGGGACGGTGCCGCCTATGTTAGATTTTAGTGAGATGGTGCCCGACGCGCAAATGAACTCGAACCAGGTCACCGACCCGATGTCTTCCTCGTTGATCCACTGGTCAATGGTCAACTCGACTTCGCCCACGGGAAGCGATTCCGGTGCAAGTGTCAATTCGTAAAGCTCGGGACCGCTCCCATTGGTGTCGCGGATGTGCAATTCCACGAGATCGGTGGGAGCCGTTTCGATGTTCAGGTAGATCTTCATGATGAAGCGGTTGCTATGCACCAACGTCGTTGTCCATGAGATCGTAGACCCAGACATCACGCCTGAGTCGTCAGGCTGCAAGATCGAACGCGTGACGTCCGGATGGACGACGGGAAAGATCGCTGCCTCGGCGGACATGCCACCGTTGAACTCAATGTGGGGAATGATGTGGCGGTGACCTTCGGCTTGGTCAATCGTCGTGAGGTGGTGACCTATTGACGTGATCCCGAGCAGTTCACCGATCTGAACTGGCAGCGGCCCGCCTGTTTCGAGACCTGTCTTGTTCCAGGCGCCGTTGTCTCGATATTCGAATTCTGCGTTCCACGGTTCGTCTGCGTCCCGCACGATGCGCATAGACCCGTCCGTGTACTCGTCGCCCGTGATATAGAGCGTCTCAACGCGGTTCGCTCGTGTGACCGTAACCGTTTCGCCAAAGGGGGACCTGAGAGCCATTAGGGAGCAAGCTCCTCGACAAGGACGACCGTCGACTCGTCGGAACGTGCCCACAGGCTTCCGGTCTCGGTCGGGTAAAGGTCATCCAGGTGTCCGCGTTCACCGAAGCCGTCTTTGTACTTCCACCCGAACTCGGATGCTGCTGGTTGTGTTGCCGCTCGTTTGACTACGAGCGTACCGCCACCCACGTTTTGAAACTGCATGACCGAAGCCGTGGTCATCAATTCGTATTCTGTGCCAGTGACGAACTCACGCATCCCGCGACGCGCCTTCTGTGCCCGCAGCCTCTTCGTCGCCTTCAGGTTTGGGGGTGGCTGCAGGGGCCGCTGGTGCACCGGGCGGTTGTGCCGCAGCTGCTAAGGCCGCTTCCGCAGGTGTGAGGCCCAAGTCGCCTCCCTCTTCTTCGATCAAGTCTTTCTCGTCCTCGAACGTGCGATCCACAGGAGCGATCTCGCCTTGCTGAAGGTTCTCGTAAAGCGTCTGGTGCGACATGCCGCCAGCCTGCCATGCTTTCACGAGCGCGGTCAGCGTCTGCGCGTCCATTTTGACTTCAACCCAGTCGCGGTTCAGTTTCACCTCAACGTCGTCGGGTGTTCCCGTGACCCACTCGGCTGCAATGCGCAACGCGCGCTCGATGCCCGCCTCGGCCATGTTCACAACGTTGGTCAGGAGCGACATTTCGCCTTTGCCGCGCATCTTTGCCGTGTCTGCTGCCTCGTTGCGGTTCTGACCTTCGTGGATCATACGCGCACCGAGTGCGGCCATGCGGTTTTCTTTGTCGAGCATCGCGTTCCGCTGTGCTTCGATCCCAGCACCTGAGAATTCGAGGAACAGAGCCTGGGATCCTTCAGGAAGAATCCAGAATGCACCCGATCCGATTGCGGTCGGCTTTGTCTTCTCGGTGATCGCGCCAATTGCCACGGGAGTAGGCTGCGCCGTCAGGTAGAGCGCGTGCTCGTAGTCAGCCGAATTGCGATAGTGACCAAGGTTGACGCCGACGAGATCCAGCATAGGCGGCTTCTCAACGTCTGGCCGCAGGTCATAGGGGTTGATGAACACGAACGGGATCTTCTTCAGCGGCTTTCCGTTGACGGTCGGCACAACAGGCTCGCCTACCATGACGTAAGTGCCCAGATTCTCCTTCGTCGACTTCTTCGCGTCGCTCGACATCCATTTGCGGACCTCATAATTGCCGTCCTCGTTCAGGATCAACTCGAGCCGCGTTTCTGCTTGGTCGTTCACGTCCTCGTCGTCGTTGTCAAAGTCGTCTTTGAGGACGACACGAGTCAACGTCCGCATACCGTCGACCAGCTGCACCTTCCAATCCATGATGTTCTCTGCGGTGTAGGTCGCAAGGTATGGGATCGAGTTCGCGGTGGTGTTGGCTGCTGGGAAGTCGACCAGAATTCCGTACCGGCCAATGGACAGCACCTCATTCACGACGTTCTCGGCCATGACTTCGAGCGAGTGCCCGTCAGTCGTCGCGGCTTCCTTCAACGGCTCGAGGCGCTTTGGCATCTCGGCTTTGATCGGGTGACGAAACACCATCCCGGACATGCCGCGCAACGTGCGCTCGGCGACTGGGAAGTATTGCGCTCGATCCTTGTAGGCGTCATAGGCGGTCGAAGTCATGCCGTCCGGCTTCTTCAGATACGCCTCGCCGTTTTCTTTGATCTCGTCCTGGCCCTCCAACGCGTCGCGGATCCGCGCCCATTGAATCTGGCGGCGGGTAAAGTCAGCATGGTTGTTGGCGACTGTTGTGGTCATGACGTATCCTTAGGACTTGGGCTTGAAGATTTTCGCCCATTGCTCTGATACCCAGAACAGAAGCATTGCGAATGTGGTTGGGAAAACGATTGCGATGCCGACAGCGGCAGCAAATCCGAGTGCGAAATTGATCACGGTAGAACTCCTTGCAAGGTTCGTCGCCGATCATAAGCAAGTAGGCGCGTTCGCGCAATCGCTGAAAGAAGGTGGCGGATGGCCGAGGAGTCGAACCCCCAACCTTTCGGTCGCCTCCGGTTTTCGAGACCGGCTGCATCCCACGACGCGGGACCATCCACTGGTGTGCCGACTGGGACTCGAACCCAGGACCTAGGGCTTAAAAGGCCCCTGCTCTGCCGCTGAGCTACCGGCGCATTGGTGGGCGGAGTAGGATTTGAACCTACGCGTGGTTTCCCAATCGGGTTTACAATCCGACACCATCAGCCAGACTCGGTCACCCGCCCATTGTTTTGGCGCCCCAGGTAGGAGTCGAACCCACAACCTTCCGGTTCGTAGCCGGGTGCTGATCCAGTTCAGCTTCTGAGGCAATTCGTTGGTTGAGGATACTGGGATCGAACCAGTGGCCTGACGATTATCGGTCGCCTGCTCTACCTGCTGAGCTAATCCTCAACGAACGAATTGGTGGCGCGGGCAGGAGTCGAACCTGCGACTTCTGGGTTATGAGCCCAGCGCTCTGACCTCTGAGCTACCGCGACGTTGTTTTGGCACCTGAGGCTGGATTCGAACCAGCGACCTTTCGGTTAACAGCCGACTGCTCTGCCACTAAAGCTACTCAGGTATGGCGGAAAACGGAGGCCTTGATCCCCACACGTTTAAACGTGCCTGCCGATTAGCAATCGACGCCTACCCAGGTAGGTTCATTTTCCGAGATGAGAAGATTAGGTCTGGTGGGGCCGACGAGATTCGAACTCGCGTTGTCGCCTTGAAAGGGCGCTTTCCTGGACCTGGCTAGAAGACGGCTCCTGTTTAGGAGCGTTCCTCGATCCGCATTGAGCGGGACATAATATTTCGATAACTGCGTTTCATTGTGTCCCCCTTTCGCGGAGAGTGTTTCGTCTGTTTGGCCAACTGAAGTCGTCCGTGGATGTTTGAAGGCGACCTCACTAGCCGCCGGCCATGCGCGATTGATCGCACGGGCCTGCATGTCGCACAAGCAGAAAAGAAGGTCTTGGTGGAGCGCCTGGGTTTCGAACCCAGAAGGCCGATCTTGCAAGGATCAGCTGCCGCCCAACGGCGCGCCCCTTTGGTCCCGGCGGAGGGACTCGA